GTATTAGCAGCATTAAATAGGACAATTATAGCGTCAGTAAAAGGAAATAAAGATGCAGAAAAAGCATATTCAGATTTAGCAAAAGCACAAGAAACATTAAGAGAAAAAAATTTAGATTTACAAGTAGCGGAATTAAAATTAGATGAAATAAGAGCTAATCCTAAAGCTAAACCGTCAGATGTATTAGCAGCACAAAACGCAGTGCAAAAATTAAGAGACGAAATTTTATCAGCAACAAGCCAGATAGATGCAAGTAATAAAATAATAGCAGATAGTACAGGCGGAGTAGCAACATCAGCCCAAGATTTATTTAAGTCAGTTATTGGAGAGATTACTAATTTAATAAACGCTGGCGATGAGGCAGCAGCGAACGCATTAGCAAAGGATATATTTGGAGCTCGAGGATTTGCACAGGTAGTTAAACAAATTAAAGATGGTACATTTAATTTAGAGGAATTTACAAATACCGTTTTAGCTACAGACGAAACAATTAATGGATTAGCGGCAGAGACCGCAGATTTTGATGTAAAGATATTACAATTAAAAAATAGTGCTAAGCTAGCATTAGAGCCGATAGCAAATGTATTAATACCAGCAATCAACGACGCATTTACAACTGCAGAGCCAGTTATAAAAAGATTTACAGAAGCATTTAGAAATTTAGACCCAGATACTCAAAAATTAATAGTAGGAATAGCAGGAGTATTAGCAATTTTAGGACCTACATTAATTATTTTTGGAAAAGTAATTACAGGTATTCAATCAATAATAGGGGTAGTAAAATTATTAAATTTAACATTATTATTTAATCCTTGGACGCTAATAGCATTAGCAGCCGTAGCAGCAGTAGTTTTAATTGTAAAATATTGGGACGAAATAAAGGCGTTTTTTGAAGCACTATGGGAAGGAATAGTAGCAGGAGCTAAATTATTATTTGACGGATTAGTAGAAGGATTTAAAATGGTAGTAGAAGGATGGGTATTATTAGGTCAGGGTTTAATAGCAGGATTACAACTAATTTTAGAAACAGTATTAAATTTATTTATATCGGTTTGGGAAGGAATAAAAACAGCATTTAAAGCAACGATAGATTTTATTAAACAAAATTGGGATAAGATACTTACCATTTTAGGCGGACCTATTGGGGCAGCAGTAGCGATTATTATAAAGAATTGGGATAAAATTAAAAGCGGATTTAAAGCAGCGGTAGATTTTATTTCAAATATAGCTAGAAATATTGGTAATATAATTTCATCAGGATTTACAGCAGCAGTATCTATTATTACGGGCGTTTGGGATAAAATTAAAAACGGAGCAAGTACGGCTATTAATTTTGTTATAAATGGGTTTAAAACATTACAGACAATTATAGTAAATATATTTAATTTTATAAAGAATTTACCAAGTAAGATTTTTAGCGGTATAGGTAGTTTCTTAGGTAATTTTACAAAATTCATACCTGGTAAAGCAGAGGGAGGACCTGTAAAAGCAGGCAATCCTTATATAGTTGGCGAATTAGGACCTGAGTTAATTATACCAAAATCAAATGGAACAGTAATACCAAATAACGCATTATCGGGTATTTTAGGACAAGGTAATAACGCCATTTATAATGTAACTATAAATAATCCAGTAGCGGAGACATCAGCGGCAAGTATTCCAGCAGCATTACGCAGAGCTAATGTATTGAGGAGTAATATATGAGTTATATCATAACATCAGACGAATATATAGATATAGACGGAGTTCCATTATCTACACCAGCCTGGCAGACATTAAATTTAGACGAATTAAATAACGGAGTAGAAACAAGAGGACAAAGTTTAGTTATACCACGCAGACCTGGAGCATTTGTTAGAGCTAGAATTATCGACCAAAAAATAGTTAATATACCTATTATTATTTATGGTAACAAAGCCCCAGACGGTACAGTTTATTCAGATGCAAGAGAAGGATTACAATACAATTTAGATTTATTAAAGAAAGCGTTATTTAATCCATATCAGCCAAATGATTTAACAAGATTATTAACATATCATAGAACTACAACCGATTTAGAGGCAGTATGTCAGACAAAACCTAATTTAGATATAGAAAGATTATCACCCACGACCGCAAGAGGAGTAATTACAGTAGAGATACCAGCAGGCGTATTACGAGATACGACAACTACTACAATTAATCAATGGGTTGATAACGACGAGACATTTAATATAGGAGTTCCTGGTACAGCAGATAATTATGGAGTTACTTTTACGATACCTGGTGCAGCAAATAGTTTAACGATTACAAATAATACGACAGGAGCAAGTTTAGTTTATAATTATCCGATAAATACAGGTTTAACAATTATTAGCCCGATATTTCAAGCAACCGACGGAGCTACAAATGTTTCGGGGAAAATAACGACAGGTGGGACGCCATTTTGGATGCCATTAAAAGCAGGAACAAATAATTTAAGAGTACAAAGACCTGGCGGAGCAAGCGTAGCGATGACTATTAGTTTTAAGGCGGTATATTTATAATATGAATTTTTTACACGCAGATTTATTTAATTCGTCAGGTAGTACGAGATTATCCTCGTTTGTTAATTCAACGAATAAAGAATTTACAGATGAATTAATAGGAGAAGGTTCGTTTAGTTTATCAATACCAGAGGAGGAAGCATCTACAGTACAGGTAGGGCAAATAGTTAAGTTTAGTTATGGAGAAAATTCAGACGATTATGTTTTTGCAGGCGTTATAGAAAAGATAAGTAAAGCAGACGGAGACGAAACAAATTTAGTAAAAATAAACGGTAGGGGCGTTAGGTCATTATTAGGTAATGCAGTTATATATACGAGCGATAGAAATTATATAGATAAAACCGTAGGTTATATTATGGGAGAATTATTTACAGAAGCCCAGACCAGAGGTGCATTAGCGGGTATGAGTAAGACCTTTACAAATACACAAGATAGCAACGGAGTAAATTTTACAGCTAATGAAACATTAACGATAGAGGAAAAGTTAGGTAATAATTTAGCAGAAGTAGCTAGAAGGCATGGCGAAATGGCTGTAGATATTTGGGTAAAGCCTGATTTAAGTTTAAATTATTATATTACCAGAGGTACGGATAAAACAGTAGGGGATAATCCATTAAATTTAAGAATAGGCGATACATTATTAGAATATCAAAGAGAAACACAAGGACCTGTTAAAAACGCAGCAGTAGTAGTATGGGGAGATAATAATATTAAAACAGCTACTAGACCGTCCTCAATATCAAGTTATGGAAGGAACGAAACTTTTTTATCATTAACAAATATTCAAGATAGCGTAACAGCAGATTTAGCAATTAGTAGAATGTTAGATTTATCAGACGACCCTACTAGTGGAGCAACGACAGAATTAACGAACGATGGACCTCAGCCATATATAGATTTTGAAATAGGCGATTGGGTATGGTTAGTAGATAAATTAGGAACAAGGACAAAATTAAGAATTAGAGCTATTACATTATCCGAACAAGACGACGGTTCGGTTAGAATAGTACCTGAATTAGGAACAGTAAAAGCAGCATTAGAGGAAAGATTAAAAAGATTAATAGATAGACAAGAAGCTAAAACAGCAGACGGTAATTTTGATGCGTCAGCGGCTAGTACGGATTTAAATGGTCAGGGAGATTTAGGAGCAGGTTCAGATATATATAATGGTACGGTAGTAACATACGATAATTTATTAGGAGAAGGTACGGCAGATTTTCCATTATTAGACCCAGATAATGCATTAGAGTTTACTAATACGACAGGTTTTTATTTAGGAGTAGGGGACGATGTAGTAGCATTATTACAGACAGATAACGACCCAAATACACCAGATACAATAATAGTTTTTGGAGTTACGGAAAGGTCAGGAGCTATTACGCCAGTTAATCAGCCTATTGGAGTATTATCTACAGGGTTTCCATTACGAACAGATAATTTACCTAACGGATTTCAAGGTAATATAAATGTCGAAGGTGGTAGGGGAGATTTATATGATTTAGCAGGAAATTTAGGTGCAGGAGCAGACGCTATTTTAGGTCCTAATTATGGAACTATTACGCCAGATACATTTTATGGATTTAGTAGAAATTTAGCATCTAGTTTTACATTAAATGCACCCGATATTAATACATTTTCGTCAGCAGTTTTTACAAGAGCTAGTTATTTATTAAGTAATGGTAGAATAATATTAATAGATGGTGATGACCATATAGAAGTGAGAGACCCTAACACAGGAATTTGGACAACAGCATTTAACTCGGCAGACGATATACAAGATATAGCATTTGATTATAGTAATGAGTGGTTGTGGATATATTCAGCAGGAACAAGCCCTGTAGCAGGAGGTCCTTTTTATAGTATGGGACCTAACGATACAGCACCAGTTGGCAGAGGGGATTTAGGTTTAGGATTAAGCACAACTGTAGCGAATACATCAGTGAGGATGGCAGCGGGAGACGGTCAATTAGTTTTACAATATAATAATTCAGGTTCAGGAGAGCCATATAGATATTATTATAAAAATAGTTCGAATACGGGTAATTTCGCATGGAATTATGAAACAAATATATTTTTATTAAATAGTACTGGTAGAGAAGGTAACGACCCTAAGCAGGTAGTTAGAGCAGAAGGTTTTTATTATTTAACGCAATATACACCAAGCACGCCAGATGAAGTAGCTATAAATTATTTTAATAATAATACTGGAATTACAACAACATATTTAACAGGAATAGAATGGGGTACAGA